TTGCCCTGAAACAGTCGCAGGGTGAATTGCACCGGCTCAGAACAGAGATAGCGGCCGGTAAATATATCGCGATTGAAGAAGTCAAGATAGATTACAGCCGTTTTTTTGTATCATTTAAGAAATTCGCAATGTCTATACCGAGCAAACTTGCAGGGCGGTTATCGGGATTCTTGGACCCGGTAGAGGTAAGGCAGATAGAGAATGAATTGCAGAACGAAGTGACAAAGCTCCTCAGAAGCTTTGTTGTGTCTGTAACCATAGAGGAGCGTCCGGCTCCGGAGAAAAAGAGAAAAAAGAAAAAGGAAGAGAATAAGGATGGCGAGGCGTAAACCGATTCCGGTTACACGGTATCAGTATGAAGCCCTGCAATTACTTAGCCCGCCGGAGCAGTTGACTGTGTCCGAATGGGCGGAGCAGTACCGATTATTGGACTCGAAGTCTTCCGCTATGCCCGGTCCATGGAGTAATGATGTTACACCGTATTTAAGAGGCGTAATGGATGAATTCAATAATTATGAGACCGAAGAAATTGTTTTTGTAAAGCCGACACAGATAGGCGGTACAGAAGCACTTCAAAATATGATTGGTTACATTGTGGCGCAGGATCCGGCGCCAACTATGATTGTATATCCAACTGAGACACTTGCTAAGTCCATTTCAGAGAATCGATTGCAACCGATGCTTTTGGCAACGCCTGATACAGCAAAGAAATTTGATGAAAATTCGTCTTTGCTTGAATTACAGTTCGAGGGAATGTACTTAACGCTTGCCGGAAGCAATTCTCCTTCTGGGCTTGCAAGTAAACCCATCCGGTATCTGATGTTGGATGAGGTAGATAAATACCCGGGCGCAAGTAGCAAGGAAGCGGACCCGATTAAGTTAGCAAAGGAACGTACAAAGACGTTCCATAACAGAAAAATATATATGACAAGTACCCCGACCTTAAAGGACGGGCATATATGGAAGGCAAAAGAAGCGGCAGATATAGAAAAGCATTACTTTGTGCCGTGCCCGCATTGCGGAGAATATATCGAATTTAAGTTTCAGCAGATTAAGTTTCCGGACGATGAGGGAATGAGCTATGCAGACCGGGCAGAGTTCGCCACGTATGTGTGCCAGGAATGTGGGTGTGCGATTACCGATAACGACAAACACAACATGCTTCGCTTAGGCGACTGGAAGGTTGTTCGGCATAACACAAAATACGTGCGGACGGTTGCGTTTTGGATAAACACATTATACAGCCCCTTCGTACGATGGTCGGATATTGCAAAAGAATTTCTTTTGACAAAGGACGACCCGGAGGATTTCCAGAACTTTGTCAACTCATGGCTTGCGGAGCCGTGGGAAGATACGAAGCTTAAAACCAGCGCAGAGCTGGTTATGGAGCGTCAGACAGAAGTGCCGGTATTTATTGTCCCATCATGGGCAAAGATGATTACCGCGGGTGTCGATGTTCAGGAAACCTCCCTGTATTGGAGTATTCGAGCATGGGGAGATTTCCTTACGAGTCAGAACATAGCACACGGGCAGGCGCTATCCTTTGAAGAGATAGACCGCATAATGAACCTGGAGTACATGAGCGAAGATGGACAGGCGTTTATCGTAAGCCTGTGTCTGATTGACTCCGGTGATCAGACGGATATGGTATATGATTTTTGCACGTTTCATTCAGAATATGCATTGCCGGTTAAGGGCGCAAGCCACGCGCAGCTCAGCCACTACAAGCTAAGCAAGATTAATAGGGAAGGCAGTTCAGCCCATGGAATGACGCTGGTGCTTGTAGACGGCGATAAGTACAAAGATATGATTGCCGGACGTATGAAGAAACCGAACGGAAGAGGAAGCTGGATGGTTTACGCCGGGTGCGATTCAGAATACGCAACGCAGGTTACGAACGAGCACAAGGTTAATATAAAGAGCGGCGGCATTGTCCGTCAGGTGTGGCGCCCGAAATACAGCCATGCAGACAACCATTATTTAGATACAGAGGTTTATGCCATGGCAGCGGCCGACATTATGGGAGCCAGAACAATGCACCTGGCGAATGAGGAACCGCAGGGCAGACAAAGCGCAGTTACCGGCAGTGAAGAGGCACCGGAGGAACAGTGGATTAAAAAGCATGAGAACTGGATTTAGGAAGGAGGTACGACAATGGCGGAAGATAATACCAATCAGACGGCAGGGGCGACAGATAAGTTATCCACAGCGGACATGTTAGACGCAGTGAATAAAGCTATATTTGCTATTGCGGTCGGCGGACAGTCTTACAAAATCGGTTCGCGTAGCTTAACGCGTGCGGACCTGAAACAGTTGTACAACATAAAAAATGATTTAACAGCGCAGCTGGCATCAGAAAGCTCCGGAGGACTTTTGGACGATTGCTATGTTGCGTATTTCGATGGAAGGTAGGAGGACGTCATGAGTTTTATTGATAATATTGTAGCGGCGTTTTCCCCGGAAGCCGCGTACCGTAGAGAGGCATTCCGGCAGGCATACGAGGGATTGAGGTCAGCGTACGATGCCGGTTCTTATGACAAGGCGAATGCAAACTGGAGAGTCAGCAACAATTCCGCAGAAATGACGGACCGGTACAGCAGGGACGATGTGAGGGCGCGGGCGCGGGACTTAGAACGAAACAGCGATATTCTAAATTCCGTTATCGGAGCCTACAAGCGCAATATCGTGGGCGGCGGCTATCACGTTCAGGTAAAAACTGACGATGAAGAGCTGAACAAGGAAATTGAAAAGGCATGGAGAAAATGGTGTAAAAAGCAGAATTGCGACGTTACGGGAACGCAGAGCTTGAACCAGATAATCCGAATGGCAGTGGAACGAAAAAAGGTTGACGGCGGCATTCTCTTTGTGAAGAGATACACGGGCGACGGTTTCGTTCCTTTTAAATTACAAATGATTGAGGTTGATGAGCTCGACAATGCAGTTATGCAGCCAAGAACAAATGGAAATAAGGTTGCTGGCGGCATTGAATTTAACAGCTACAACAAGGCAGTCGGCTATTACATTAAACAGTACGATATCGACGGTTACGGTACAAGGGAGCCGGTTTTCATCGAGGCAAAGGACGTTATTTTTTATTTTACGAAAAAGCGTCCTTCGCAGCTTAGAGAAATGTCTGATATGGCACCGACAATTCCAAGGGTCAGAGATGTTAATGAGTTTATGACTGCTGTGTCCGTAAAGGAGCGAATCGAGGCTTGCCTCGCTATCTTTGTAAAGAAGCAGTTACCGACAACGGGAATCGGAAGAGGAGGCGCCGGAACCACAGCAGACGGACGTATCAGCTACGATGGAAAGATGCTTACGCCTGGTATGATTAAGGAATTAAATGCCGGTGATGAAATTCAGGTAGTAAATCCATCCGGACAGGGAGCAGACGCAACCAGCTTCACGAAGTTACAGCAAAGACTCGTCGGCGCAGGTCAAGGCATCAGTTACGAAGCAACAAGCCGCGACATGGCCGAGAGTACATATTCTTCTGCAAGACAGGGACTTATTGAGGATGACCTGACTTACAAGGAGGACAAGGAGCTGTTGATTGAGGTTTTGGATGAAATATACGAGACCTTTGTCATTTCCGCAGTTTTATGCGGAGCAATAAATATACCGAAGTTCTGGCAGGAAAAAGACCGGTTCTTAGGCCATGAATGGATTCAGGAACCAAAGCCATGGATTGACCCTTACAAGGAATCCAACGCGAATAAAATCGCCCTGCAGACCGGGCAGAAAACATATAAACAGATTGCCGCAGAGAATGGCCGAGACTGGAGAAGTCAGATTGACGACATGGCAGAGGTTATGGAGTACGGCAAAGCAAAAGGAATCGATATGGGAGGTGTGTTGTATGGATTCAAAGAAAAAAGCGCGCCGGATGCTGTTGACGAGGGCAGCGGAGACGGCGACGCAGAAAAAGAAAAGCAATGAGAGGGACGGAAGCCTCCAGCGTTTTCTAACAGACTGTTCCATCAGAGCGATGGAAGGCGAAGGAAATGAGCGTAAATTTACGCTTAGTTTTTCTTCCGAGGAACCGTATGAGCGCTGGTGGGGCGTTGAAATTCTTTCGCATGCAGA